TACTTTTTCCTGCGCCAGTCCGGCCCAATTGAATTCTCAATCTTATCGAAGTGGCCCATTGCCGAATGTTATTGTATCGAGTGCAGGCGGAGACGGTGCCCGAAGAGTACAAACAGCCTACGGCGCTCCTGAATATTTTATTGACAATCTTTCAGTATCATCAGTGGTGGCACCTACTAATGGCACAGGGTCCGGCCCTTGGTCAAAAATTGAATTTGAAATATTTGAGCCTTACAGTATGGGACTATTTCTTCAGAGTTGTCAGGCAGCAGCTTTAAATTCTGGATACAAAAGTTATCTTGATAATGCTGCCTATGTGTTGAGACTGGAATTCGTAGGTTGGACAGGACCTGGAGAGAGTATGACCGTGGGCCCGTTTAATTGGTTAGTAAAACTAATGAATGCAAATTTTACAGTCAACGAAGCTGGCAGTACCTATAAGGTAGAATGTTTCCCTTATAATCATGTGGCACTATCCCAGCAGATGAATAAAATTTTTAACGATGTAAAACTTGTAGGTAAAAACAGTAACGAAGTACTAGTGGATCATCCTGAATTTAGTTTGGTATCTTTTTTAAACAAGAGAGAAGATCAACTGAAAAAAGATAATAAAAAAACCTACGTGGACAAATACAGTATTGAATTTGTAGGAGACAATCCCTATGGCCGCGGCCCCGGCAATGATCTAGAATTTACTCCAGAAAGTCAAGGCGGAACTGAAAAACCCAAACGGGCTGGAGACATCTACGACGAAACCAGCGGAAAAATTATTAGAGGAAAAATGTCTATTAATCCTAAGGAAAAGTCTCTGCAATTTAGTCAAGATACAAGTATTACTAACATCATTGATCAAGTAATTCTTAGCACTAAAGAAGCTAGAGATCGAGCAACCAAAGAAGACTTGATTGACAGTCAAGGTAGGGTAACTTGGTGGAAAACTGATGTTGACGTAAAATTATTAGAATTTGATCCTAAACTTAAAGACTTTGCCAAAGATGTAACTTACAGAGTACAGCCTTTTAAAATACATCACAGTGCTTATCTATCGCCAGAAGGTACAAGCAAAGGAGTAGGCGCTTGCAAGAGTGCTGCTCAAAAAGAATATAACTACATCTACACAGGCCTGAACACAGACATTATAAAATTCAATATTGAAATTAAAAACATGATGTTTACAGCTATTGATCCTAATAAAGTTGAAGACTCGGGCGGTGTTGCTAATAATTCTACAAACACTTCTGTGCCTAGCCCTACAATGACTAGTAAACAGGCCGACGGAGCTACAGGCCCGTCAGTAGGTGGAAACGCTGCTTCCGGTAAATTAGATATGGCCACGGGTAATATACCGTTCAAAGGCGGTTCAGGACAAACTAGCACCGAACAAAAAATTGCCAATGAATTTTATATGGCTTATCTTAATAGTGTAGGAAATCAAATAAACTTAGATTTAGAAATTTTAGGTGATCCGTTTTTCCTTCCTGAACTTGGTTATAGTAATTTTCACGGCGAAGGCGACGAACAAGCATCCGGAAATGGAACTATGAATCACGAAGCTACTGATATCTGGTGTGTGGTAAACTTTAGAACTCCTGCAGATCCAGATGCTGGAGGAGCAGCCGCTGCCGCTCCCGGCCTCTATTATTTTCCTGAAGGAGAAAGTCCTAATCCGTTTAGCGGATTGTTTAAGATTACAAAAGTGGATTCTAGATTTAGAAGTAATTTATTCACACAGTCTCTAGGAGGTTTTAGAATTCCTGCTCAAGATCAAAGCGGTAGCGGCGATGTATTCCCAACAAAGACAGATAAACCAGAACCAGATACTGGTACATACCTAAACAACCCAGGCGAATAATATGATTGAAAAAAGAGAAGACCAACGAGAAAATTCACAAGGTAGTCTCACCGGCGCCCCTTATTTGGCTAAAATTATAGGTCATGCAGATCTGTTGTTTCAAGGCGGCCTTGAAGTTGTGCTTATTAGAGATTCTGGAAATCAAGTAGGCAATGAAAGTCAAACATATTTTGTAAAATATGCCAGTCCGTTCTATGGATGTACACCTTTTGAGTTTACTGGACAAAATGTCACTGCTGATGATTCTCAAATGAGCTATGGATTCTGGGGGGTTCCTCCTGACACCGGCGTAACCGGTATTGTGCTTTTCATAGACGGAAAACCAGATCAGGGATATTGGATAGGAAATGTCCAAGATAAATTTCAAAATCACATGGTGCCTGCCATCGGCGGAACCACAGTATACGAAACAGACGAAGACTACCAGCAGGAAGAACATCCGCTGCCAGTAGTCGAACATAATAGAAAAGCCAACGAAGGCGACAAGAATTTAGAAATTGATAAAATACCTAGAGCTGTACATCCTATTGCTAGACGATTTAAAATTCAGGGATTAACCAGGGATGAAGTAAGAGGAACCAGCACTTCTACGTCAAGACGAGATGTGCCAAACATGGTGTTCGGGATGAGCAGTCCTGGACCTGTAGATAGAAACGGTAAGAAAAAGTTTTTGGGAAATAGAGAAAGTCCTACTCCAACTCCAGTCCCAGTTCAAAGACTTGGCGGAACACATTTTGTCATGGATGACGGCGATGATAGATACTATAGAGAAACAAAACCTACTGACGGATCTCCTACCTATGTAAAAAATCCCGAAGGACTAAAAGATATTCCCTACAACGAACATTTTAGAATTAGGACTAGAACAGGACATCAACTGTTATTCCATAATAGTGAAGATTTGATTTATATCGGAAACAGTAGAGGCACAGCCTGGATTGAATTTACCAGCGACGGTAAAATTGACATCTATGCTGAGGACAGTATTAATATTAGAACCAAACAAGATTTTAATTTTGTTGCCGATCGTGATATTAATATGGAAGCAGGCCGTAATTTTAATATCAAAGTAAACGGAGAAATGCATACCCATGTGATAAAAGATCACATTTTAATTGTAGATGCTAATCAAAAAATACACATTAAAATGGATGTTGATAAAACTTACGATAAAACTTATAAGCATAATGTAAAAGAAAATGTAGATAAAGTTTATCAACAAAATTTTACGCATACAGTTTATAATTCAGTTAATGAAAATTTTGCAAGTCAAGGCGGAACAGTTAAAAATTCTAATGGTGGAAATACGGATGTTACTATTAATGGAAATATAAAAATATCTCACAATGGAAGTTTAGATCATACAGTTACAGGCGACAGAAAAGTAACAACCGGCGGAACCCTTCACATAAATTCGTCAGGACAACATATAGAAACTGCTTCTCAGATTCACATGAACGGACCAACAGCTGCCGCAGCTGCCGCAGCTGCCGCACCCGGAAGTGCAGCTCAAGCAGTGTTACCAAAAATATTAAAGACACATAGCCTTCCGGATCTTCCTGCACCTAACGAAGACGATGTGGATAAAAAAGTTATAGTGAGAAGAATGCCCACAGCTGAACCGTACCCCTTCCACGAAAATCTAGATGCTACAAAAGTCAAACCAAGTCTAACAGATCGAGACGTAGATGGCCGCTACGAGGGAGAAAGTTCTAGTATGAGAACCCCACCAGTTGATTGGCGCAAATATAAAAAACCAAGCGATACTCCGTTCTAAGGAAATAAATTATGGCAAAAATATACACTAACAAAGTCATTGCAAAAAACAAAGCCAGCATAGGAAATGCAAATGCCGGCAACTTTCGATACAGAGGATTTAGTTCTAAAGAATTCAAACGAAACTACAAGTTATACGATGCAGAATTGATCAAACAAGATCTTATCAACCATTTCTATATTAGAAAAGGTGAAAAACTAGAAAACCCCAAATTTGGAACAATTATCTGGGATACACTATTTGAGAATTTCACCCCAGAAATAAAATCGGCAATTGCCAAAGATGTTGAAGAAATTATTAATTTTGATAAACGTGTAAAAGTAAACTCAGTGTCCATAGACAGTACTCAACAAGGTATACGTATAGAAGCAGAAATAGTAATCCTTCCATTTGATATAACCGATACACTACGTTTGAATTTTGATAGAGATAACACAATAACATAAAATGCGCATTTTATTTTTACGATAAATATCAGTATAGGGAAAGAAAATGACCACTACGTCTCGACAGAACAATTTAATTTTAAACCAGGACTGGAAAAGAATTTATCAGACCTTTAAAAATGCTGACTTTAAAAGCTATGATTTTGAAAATCTGCG